TCTTGTTCCTAACTTCTGCTTTTGTGAAGAAGTTTCTACTTTTTCTTGTCCGTAAGACAGATTAACTGTTTGTGGGAACGCCATATCTAACCTCCTTAAAGGTCACTTATTTACAGGGCTTACCCCTGCGACCAACCGATCTTTTTTCCTGATATAACCTCGGTCAATCGTTACAGTTATATCAGGCACTCTTCACAGGCTCATGCCTGTGTTGCATGTGCATTCTAAGTGAAGAAGCTACCGCTGCAGGGGTTTCCCCCCTTGGAATAAAGTCGCAGTGGTCACAACTATTCGGCAGCTTCTCCGCAGTACGTTTAATACACCACCTACATTCACATTCGTCACTTGGCTTCCAAGGGAATAAACCGATTCTTGCCTTACGCAATACGTAGTCAGGGTTTCCCGGTACATTTGACACGGACGTCCCAATATCGTCAGTCACATCACCTTCATTATTATAGGCTTTCTTATGCCTGTACAGGGTAGTTTTTGGTTGCCAGTCATCTATGTACTTCATAGAGTACCCAAGATTAACTAACTCCACCTTTATTTTATTACGTTCAGTTATTCCAGTTACCATAGTCTACCTCTAGTTATTAGTAGCTAGGTTAGAGACCTTGTAAGTAAGTCCAGCACCACGTGTGTCATCTAGTTCAAACACACCGTAGTCAGCAGTCATTACAACTTCTGTTGCCCTGAGAGAGGCATCTCTCTGTCGCTCTGTCCGGGTATCTACACTGGTAAGGGCGGCCATAGCTGTCTTATCAGCTATTACACCAATACCGTCACCACTGGAGTCCTCAGAGATATTACCATCTTCAAAAATACTGACACCGTTAATAGGACGTAGACCGCCCCAGAAGTTCTTCAGTAGGTCTACCGACCATCCACTTGTCATTTCCGAAGTCGTTGCCGAAGCTGTAGCAGCAGCAGATGCTGCCAACGCAGCTACTGCGTTGGGGTGGTGAAGAATGTAAAGCTGGTTACCAAACTTGCCCGCTTTTGCTACAGCGATACACGCTGCTATGTTATCTGCGGTAAGCTCTTTAGTTGTTGCACCTAGCTTAGTGCCACCGTTCAAATTGGTATAAAGAGCAAGAACGTCTTCGTCCTTTTTCCTTGCCATACCATCACCAAGCTGTCGTCCTATCATGGTGAATACGTTCTGTGCCATCTGACGTATCAGCTTATCCGTAAGGATAATCTTGGCCCCAACCTCACTAGCTGTAAGGTCAACAGTAGTCATGCCAATCTCTTCCTCATCCACGATGTCCTGACCATCTACTAGGTCACTCATGGACATCTGGGCAACCTTGGGAACCGTTACTTGTTTCGCACCCTTTGGAAGTCGGAACTGCTCAATAAGAGCAAGAGCAGGAGCATTATGTTCCTCCGTGAATCTAGCTGTCGCTATAATAATCTTTTGGGCAGATTCTAAATTGCCTGTTGTCGCTGTCTGAGCCATTTGAAACTCCTATATTCCTAGTTTTCTAACTGCATTAACAGCAGCCTCAGAACGATCTCCATCGTTAAGATAAGCATCAATCAGTCTATCGTCATTAGTGGCATTAGCAGCAGGAGCAGGAGAGTTGTTGTCCAACTGTTGAGCAGGAACCTGTCCTCTCTTCAGTTGTTCATTCTCTGCTCTTAATTTTGCAATATCCGATTGGTTCTTTGCCATAGCTTCCATCTCTGCTGGAGAATTTGACCTCTCCAGATTCGCAAGATCATCTATACCAAGACCATACTGCTTTGCAAAATGTATTGCTGCATTCCTCTTACCCTGAACAATATCCTGTTGATTCTTCTGCTGCTGAGCAACTTGAATACGGTTAACCTGATTCTGTAAATGTCCCATAGTCTGATTGCGGGCCTCAGACTCAGAGAGTCCTTGGTCCGTCAGCCTCTGTTCCATCTGTAGGGCTTCCTGTTCTAGCTGCTTAATAGTCCGATCTCGCTCCATCTCAGCCTGTTGCTGCTGCATCTGTGCCATCTGTTGCTGCAACTGGGCCTGATCGGAATTGGGAAGCGGAGTTGGTTCAGGAGTGACCGCAGCAGTAGGTGCAGGAGTTTCAACTGCAGGTGCTGTGGTGTCACTTACTACTTCTCCCGCAACTGGTGCTACCCCTTCTGTTGGATTTAAACCCAAATCCGGGGTGTCATCAAATTCCGGCATATCGGCAATATTTGTATTATCTGTAACCATTACTACTCCAGTTATGTATTACTTCCATAATGATAAATCTTTATCTGAAAATCCATATTTGTCAAATGCCTTAGCCCAATCTCCTGTATTGCGTAGGTATTCCATGCGTTCAGCATGGGCTAAATCATATTCTTCTACAGTGTGATTAGGAAGTATGTCACGGAACTCTCGTAGGTGGGTTGTCGTAAGTGTTTCCATCCTAATATGTTTACGATAGTTCGTAAATGGTTCACCAGAAGGTAGTGTTCTTCTCCAGAATAATACTTTCTCACGATCAAACTTAGAGTTGTCAAACCTACCTGACTTATCAACAGACTGGTCGTAGAGTTTATACCATTCACCTAATACAAACTTTTGAGGATTGTCCTCATCATATTCAACATCATCCTGAAACATGTCGTATTGTCTATTGATATAGTCCCTGTCATTACCGTGTTCATTCTGAATATTATAAAAAGCCCTTGTTAGTGTCTGAACTGGACTAGTTAAATAATCTCCAGTTCTATTGTTGTATGCCTCTATAGCCTCTTGTTCTTTTCTAAGTCTCTCTGCATCTGCATTCTCTAAAGCCTGCCAATACATTGCTGTCTCATCACCCCGTGCAACCCGTTCTTCCTGTATTGGTCCTAGCTTATCCACTAGAACTTGTCTTGCTATTTTCCGTGCAAAGCTAGGCATCTCATCATAGTCAAGACCAATGTCATCTTTAACAAATTCACGAATAATTGCTGATGCTCCTTCTGGATAGGCCCGACCACCTGCAAACTCAGCAGATGCTCTTTGGCTTCGATCCAGTACATTCCCGCCTTCCCATAAAACAGTTTGTGCATATATAGGACCAAGTAGGGGTCCGGGGAATACATGTTGCCCTAATGCTTTAGTGGTATCCCACACGCCCATACCCTCGCCCCACACCCTGTCTCCCATATAGGTGCGTCCAGTTAGAACAGTAATTGCACTTCCTACAACATATGATGACTGTCCCCTGAGAAATCTATAACCGGGATTATCCATTGCAATATTATAGGGAGATAATTTATGAGCATCTCCTTCGAGTAGTGCCAGTGTTACCTGTCCACCTAGCTTAATAATAGAACGCATCTTAGAGCCAAATCCCATCTCCGTACCACCAATATTATTTGTCATAAACTTTGGATGGCCGGGATTTATATGGTCAACAAGTTCTTCAACATCACCTCCTTGGGAAAATCGTATAGCCATAGTAATAAAGGCCAAGGCTGCAGCGCCTCTTAAAAATGATCTACGTGCTAACTGGGTACGTAGATCACGACTAGGATCAGGACGCATAAATGGTCTGGGCATTCTTGCTTCAGGACGTAATAAGTCTCCGATAAGCGCACCAACTCCTCTGTTATATACAGAGGAAAGAGCAAGATTGCTTTCTATAAGTCTCTGTTTTGCCGACACACCTAGTCGTTTAGAAGTACCGAGTCCACGTATTTCATTAACATAATCAGATAATTCTCGTATTGATACCTCATCTACAGCAAGATGATCAAAGGCTTTCAATAGTTGTATAGCTGCAGAATCCAACATTGACTCAACACCACGCATAAATGGCATCCAAGGAGCAGATAATACTTTTCCACCTACACGAACAGGTTTATACCTAGAATATCCAGCCCTGTAAATTTCCTTGGTAAATTCAGTAATTTCTGTTCTACCACCAGAAGATATCTTGACATCAGGATATTTAGCTAGTAAGTCCCTATTCTCATTTAGTATTCTATATTGGTATTCTGGATTAAATATCGCAGCTACAAAGCCTTTCCCAATATCTCCCATAATTTTGGGATTAGTTGCTGATTCTCCCCATAGGAATATAAGGTGAATTAAGAAAGGAGATGCATCAGCACCAAGTGCAAAAAATCTAAAGGCAGCATTAAGAGGAGTAGTTGCCCGTAATAGATTAGCAAATCCACCCTCATATCCCTGTGTTTTACCAATTATTTCTTTAGATAAAATCGTTGCTACTTCTTCTCCAGTCTTTCCTCCAAGACTTTCGGGTTGATCCTTTGTAAAGATATGTCCAGATAAACTAGGTATATCTTTTGTTAGTCCTTCTCTTTTATTAAGTTCTTTTGCTTTCGCTCCAGACTCTGTAAATGCTCTTTGTGCCTCACTTGCCTCATTATGTGCTTTTTGCAGTAAGCCTCCTTGTTTCCGCTTACTGCCTACGGGTGCGACCCCACCAACTACACGTATCAACTCATCAATAAGTCCATCCCTAGGCTCCATAAGAATAGAACGTGCAGATCGATAGAACTCGTATTTAAATCCTTTACCTGCTTTAAAGTTCTTATATGCCTCTCCACGGGCAAAGGTTCTAAAAGCAAGACTCTGCCTTGCTTTCTTTAAGGCTTCAGATATTTGAAACGGAACCGCCTGACCAGATTTCTGCAGTGCTTCAACCTGAGCCTCCAGTTCAACAACTCTGGTAAATACAGCTTCAACCATTTGTTTACTAGGAACAAAACTAATAGGTTGTCCCTTTGCAGATTCTCCTGCATTAATAAGATGTTCCAGAGTTACCTTGGATATATCATCCAGATTGCCTGCAAACTGTGGGAAGTTCATCTTTAGTGACCTAAGCGTAGATGGATGTATATTTTCACCACGCTTAGTTTGATGTAACTGTTTTAATAAAGCCTTTATATTCTTTAAGTTGGCAGATTTAAAGTCTCTCTGTACTTTTAGTTCTTGGCTAGCTGCAGTTGTTCTAGTCCAGAAGACATTACCGACTGCATAATCTGACCATCTTTGACCTGCTACCCTTTTATACGCAGCATTTATGTTTAAACTTAAAGCCTCTTCATCTGGTAGATACCTATACCCGTTAGCCAGAGCCTCTTCCATAGTTTCAAATTGACGTTCTCTCTCAAATCCTTGCTTTGCTCCGGGCCTAACCCCAGTTCCCATATTGATAGTATCTAAGACTTCCCCATCCTCTGAAATCTTGGCGAACATACGTCTTCCGGCATATACAAATGTTCCTCCTTCCTCTTCGGGAAGAAGACGTATGTTTATACCCTCTGCCTTTAACATGGCTAGCTTGGCACGTTCTAGGGATTCAGCGGTACGCATCCATTGTGTCTGTTCTTCTGTTAATAGGTTCCTCCACTGTGGGTCAAGAGGACGAGATCGAATATCATTTACGTTAAATCCCTTTAATGCCCCACTTGCAATACGTCCTACTTCATCCGTAGCGCCAAATACCTTGGAACTTGAACCTAATCTGTGTAGATTTGCCATAGAAATTGCAGTTAGGTTTTCTCCCTGTTCCATCATTCTTGCCCATACATATATAGATTTAAATAATGGATCGGTAGCTGCAGCACTAGGATTCCACAGATGTACAATATTCTTCATAACAGGCATACGTGCAATTCGTTCCCACGAATCTACAATATGATTAGTATTGGCAATCTGTTCCATTTCCAGCATTCCCGGCAGTAAGGGTAGTCCGGGTTCAGCCTGATCTAGATTCTCTAACTCCCATAACTGGAACTGATCCCACGGTAATTCATTAATGGCCTGTTGACGGCCTTTAATAGTTCCACGTAATTGACTAAAGTCAGCATCATCTATCTTATATAGACGACTTACTGCCTGAACGTGCTGGGCTAGCTGATGTAATGGGACTGCAGCCCCTTGATGCATGACAAGACTTGCAATAGAGGGAGTACGAACGACACTGGTTGAATATCCCCAGAATCTAAGGGCATCATTTAACTCGTATAGAGGAACACTTGCCTGTAGTGACTCTTCTGTGGGTCGATTGACATCTAAAAAATCATCTAGGAACTTACGTAGTTCTGGTTTTAACTTTTCTTCAACAGGAGTTCCTTTAATTCCATGATATACATCCTTAAGCCATAAGATAAATCTATCAAGTGTTGCCTTAAGTCCACGTTTATACTGTCCAGTAACAATATATCTTTCAACAGCATTAGCCCATGCTTCTTCTCCGGCTACTGTCCATATATTTTTATCTGGAAGATTGTTCCATCCTGTATCTCCCAAGATAATACGACCAACTCTTTCAAGTTCCGCTTCATTCATTCCCTGCCGGAATATATGTCCTATCTCATGAACCCACACACCAAAGTTAGCAGATTCTGCAGCAGTAATAATTGACTTACCATTTGGGTATAGGTCTACCCATGCCAGTACCTTGCCTCTTTTCTCCTGTTTATTCTGTCGTATTGGCACATTTCTTAAGATATCCCCCAGTGTTTTGTGAGGATGTGCCAATGGATTACCTGCATTATCGGTAGCCTTATACGGAATCTCTGCATTTAAGTCTATATAGTGGAAAGTTTTACCATCTTCTTCTATATCTCTGGCTACAATATCAACTCCAGTTGTAACATCAATATCATCTACAAAGGATTCATCTAGAAATACCCTAGTTTTCTCGGCAATCGCATTGATAACCAGTTTCTGATCACTATTATTACCCCTTGCCAGCGCACTTTCTGGTATACCCCTGAACTCAATCATGTCAGATAGGCTAAGGTCGGGGCGGAATGACCGCATAGGCTCTGACAGAAAGGATTCTGCAAGAGGAGTGCTTGGTTCGGCAGAAGCCCTTAATGTTTTCAGTACCTGTAGTGAATCAGATAAGAGCAGACTGGCCTTGATATTCTGCTCATTAACTAAATCTGCTTCCATGCTGTCAATGAGGTCATCAATATTATTAAAGTCAAAGTTCCTAAGCGCCTCTTCCATAATGTCATCGCCATC